GTTTTGGTGTTAGAGGTGTACGTTGCGGGCTAAGTTCACTAGCCTTACGAATAACTTCTGATATCTTTTCTTCTGCTACTCTACCTGCGGCAATCATTGCGGCATGGTTAGGTTCCACGTTAAACCTACGGCTGGAGCCTCCCGGGTAACAGAGGACCAAGTGAGCACCTTTAGGGAAACTGTCCAAAAGATCGTTATCATACTCAGCCACAGGATGATATCTACGTCCAATTTTTTCATAATAAACTTTCTTCATAGTTGAAACTTTTTCAAGTAATTTTTTGCAATAGAATAATCTTCTACAATTGGCTCATCTAGCATCTTACGATATTCTGTAATTATTTCCATAGCATATGCTTGATTGTCATCGTCTAATGAAATCCACCATTCTAGTAATTCTTCTGGTGTTTTGTTTAAAATATATTGTAAGTTGTGATAATCTCTGTTCATATTATTCTCCTAGTTTTTCCCAAACATATTCAGATTCTTTCATATACGCAATCGGTATAAGCCAGCCGTCACTATGAGCTTTTGCAATAATAGTTTTGAAATATTCGGGACAACCTTTACCTATTTCAAAGCTGGCTCTAGGTACAAGTTTGATACCATCAGTCATCATAAAGTCTGGATCACCTTGTTTGATTTTCTTAATAGTATTATCTGGTGTTGTAAACATTATACCAAGTTACCTGTATACGGTGCGTTAAGCCACTTGCTAAAAGTCTCGGCATTTTGCGATAATTTTTCAAGTTTGTACTTCCCACAAAAGCGCAGGAAATGTACTCCCACTTGCGGAGTAGTAGTTACTCTGACAGATTCTCGAATACGCTGATCGAACTTTTGCTTCATGTCCTCGGGTTGAGCAGTAAGATCGATAAGGGCACGATTGCGTTGAAAATCTTCACGAACCCTGTGTTCGAGACCCTCATGGTCAACAAATTTCTGCAACATAAAATTGTTATAGGCGAAGCCCATTTTATCACGGTCCTCAAATGCTTCCTTGATACCAACTTTGTTCTTTGTGCCCTTTTCACGCACACCTGGGTATGCTGGGAAAATATTATCTGAGGAATCTCCCCTGCAAATTTTCCGCCAGAGCAAATACTCGGGAGTACCTTCAAGTACTTTTTGTACTTTAGTTTTCTTATCGATAACAGGCTTGCCGTTTTCTTTCCAATATCCATCTAACGAAATTCTATGACCTTCTACGCCATTAAAAATATGCACTCGCTCATTTAGGCATTGGATGTAATCCTGATCCGTTGACACGATATAGTTTGTATCTTCCGGATGCATGTGAAGGAAGCGGGCAATCATGTCATCAGCCTCGGCTTCCTCATGTCGTAGTACAGTTATGTTGGTACGGTCCTTAAAATAATCCGTTAGAGATTCATACGTTTGCCAAAACATCCTGTTTTCTTCAATCTCAGCCTCAGTCTGAGATTTTTCATCTACTACCCGATTCTTTTTATAAGGTGCGTACATCGCTTTTCTAAACGACCTGCCTTCTAAACAGACTACTACGTGATCGATGTTATAAAGGCGCACGGCCTGATTAATTGACGAAAGTGTAAGATGAAGTGCGAAAGCCGCTTTTTCTTCCGGATCACTATTGCGTGATGCAACGTGACGGGCACGGAAGAATGTGTTAGCTGTGTCGATAAGTGCGTATTTCATGTGTCTATTATATACTACTATTTAGTTGTTGTCAAATCTTGGATTTACCGAACGTGTACGTGTTCAGATAATCTTTTTGACGTTGTGTTTTCAACATGTGAACATTTGGGCAAACTGTAGCATGATTTGACGGATCATTGTTGTAACGATTACCATCAATATGGTCTACTTGCAATGTAGTCTTCCAATCTTCGATAAAATCTCCTAGTTTAGAAGTATCATCACCGTACTGATTAATGTAGCCTTTGATAGCTTGTTCAAAGCAAACACCTTTGCAGGCTTCGCAATAGTCCTTACGAAACAACTGATTAAGTTGTCCGTTATCAAACGCAAGCCTCAATCCCGAAATCAACTTTTTTGGATCCTTAGGACCAAATACTCCTTTCAGAATATAATCAATACCATCAACCATTTCAAATGTATCTTCTGTGTAGAATTCTTCTACCAGTTTCATCAATTCAGTATCTTGTGGAAGAATAGCGAATGATGTTGACATCAATGAATAGTAAGAACATACTAGTGACTTGACCTCATCGGACACTTTCATCTTGCGAATAAATTCAATACCGAGTTCATGGTCTCGGAAGAAAGGTAAACGACAAGTACGTGCAACAAACTGTGTATAGCTGTTGTGAATCTTTTGCTGTGCAGGCACTTTGCAAACAACTGCGGTAATCAATCGAGGGATGTTGATACCCATCTTACCTGAATCAACAACAACCATAACCAGTGGGCGATTGATATACGCAGGACTATTTGCCAACTTGATACCTTCACTCATGCGTTTAATTTTCTGTCCATCAAAATGCTTTTCACTCGAGGTAGACACAAACAAAACTGCATTAAGTCGTTTGACGTATGCTTTAATGTCTTTCATCACCGCTTGCATTTGAATGCCGTTAACTGCATTATTGCGTCCCAAACTAATAATGATGCCAGGCATCATCTTTGGAATCTTATCAGAAACAGAATCCCAGACAGATTCGGGAATCAGTACTTGTTGATTACGAATCTCATTAACTTGCCAAGCAAATGTCTTGTAAGCGGCTTCTAATGTTTCATGCAAATCTTCACGATTCCCGTGATATTCAAACTTAGTAAATGCGTTTGATTCTTTGAATTTCGGCATTGTAGGCAATTGAACATACTTGTCAGCACCTACTAGAGTTCTCATTCGTTGAGATTGTGTGGGTGTAGCTGTCAAGTGAATGACCACAGTACCGCTATTCATCATTGCAGTTTGCATATCGAACCATTTGGGTTCCCAATTATTGTTGGTAACACCTTGGTCATCTTTAGTAGTTGACTTGTCAGGTACACCTAAACCACGATGCGCCTCATCATTAAAGATAAGATCAGGTAACATCAAATCAAAATCATCAGGTTTCGCAGGGTCATAGTTCTCATAAAGACCATACATGTATTGCGTGGTCATAAAGAAATAACGAATGTCCCCGGGTAAGTCAATATCATTTTCCAATGAATACTTCAATTGTTTGCTGTCATAAACTTTGACTAGCTTGTTACCAATATAAGTACCATCGTACTTCATCATGCTTTCAAGTGGTTCATCAACACATTCCTGTGACGGTGCCGCAAAGAAAACATTCTTGATTTTCTTAAAATGTTGTGCAATGAGAATTGCAGTGTAATTAGTAATAGTAAAACTTTTACCACTACCAGTAGGTGCCTGAACTACAATAGCTCTTTTTGTAGATGCCTTAAGAAATTTAGTAATTGCATCAATGATGTTATCTACCAAATATTCTTGCTGTAGTGGCTCGATATCGGGAATCGAAATTTCGTCAACTGCTACTGCTACTGCTGTTTTATTACGTTTCATGTGTTACCTATAGTTTGTTAACAATATGTGTATTATACACCCGTTTTTTTTATTTGTCAACCTCTAATTGAATGCCCGCAAAAGTAATACGAGAGTATACATCATGTCCAAAGTCCCATCCTTCTGGCATTGTTGTACGTAAACCTAATTCAATGTCAAGTTTATAAGCCTCTTCGTCACTAATACGTAGGATAAACAAATTTGATTTAATCATTTCGGCCACTTGTTCAACAGTATTACCTAATTTAAACATTTCAATAGCTTTGCGTTCAATTAGTGTGCATGGTACAATATGCTCACGATAAGCATTTTTACCATTTAATTCTTGTTGTCGACCTTTAATACTGTACCCAACAGTAATAATATTATCAATACTATCGAATGTACCATTACCACGACCCATCCATTCGCTACGACCTGTTTTAATAGTTAATTGAATTAATTCGGAAACTGCTAAAAATGGATCATAACCAGTTGATTCAATTAATCTACGTGCCCCTGCTTTACGTTGGGCAATAGCATCAATATCCTCAATGTATTTTACAAGTGTAAGAAATCCATCAAGAATATCATTCTTGAATTGAATATATAAAAAGGTAGGATTATATTTCAGGATAATCATACCCTGAGATTCTAATTCTATTTTCAGTAAATCAAGTTTCTCACTGGAGAGACCAAAACCCGCAACATAACTAGTAATTTTCTTTGTAGTTTTAATTTCTACCTTAACACCATTGCGGGTTCTAATTGCGTATATATTACTAGGGATTTTATCTTTGCGTTGGTCAACTGCTTTATACCCATGCTGAGTACAAAAGTTCTCAAATATTTGAAATTCAATTGGCATTTGCATATATTATTCTCCAGCTAATATATGCATTATATACCCGAATTGATTTATTGTCAACTAACTTCCGTACGACCGTTGCCGAGGTCCTTAGTACGTACTACCCGAATATCTCTGTTCTCCGGATCGGCCTGCTGTTGCTCATAGAGTTCAAGTGCTATGTTTCTGCACACAGTTTGAAACCAGCGATCGGCTATCAATTGATCGGTGTCATCATCTTTCATTTTGTAACCAGACTTAATCAAATTCAAAATAAACTTGTCGTTCCAGTCTAATTCAAAACTACCGTTGTTCACATCGTTTGGATCCAAATCCATTTTAACAATATTCACATAAGGTTCACCTGCGGCAGTTGCTTTTTCTTTTGCAGTAAGTTCAGGCTCAACCTTCTTCTCTTTAGGCTTGCGAGGTTTCTTTTCTTTTTGTACTACCGGTTCGGGTTTCTTAAATAAATTCTTTAACTTGTCAAACATTTATATCTCTCTAATAATTTAAAACTGGCAAGATTCTTTGCCTTCGATTCGCACATCATATCAAAATTATCAATGAATGTCAATGCCCAATCGTTCACTGCTTCGTTCCAATAGTAGTCACTATGTGCCCTAAGCTTTTGTTTACTGTATCCTGCTTCAATCAACGCACCATGATCGGGTAACTGTGATCCGGAATGGCCGACGAGTACATCTTCGCGGCTAACACTGTAATGGAGAGTAGGGCGAACACCGCGCCAACTATCAATAACCTTTTTAACAAGGTCATCATTACAATTAATATAACTTCCTTCTCTAATCCAATTATGATGGATGTCCATGACCGTAGGTACGAGGTCAGATAATGATAAGCAGTCAGTAAGTCCATGTGTGTATTCCTCATTTTCTAGTGTTAGTGTGTTTCTCGCTTCTGGCGACAATCTGTTGTATACATCTCTAATGCCTTGTGGGCCTCTACGTCCTGAGATATGTACATTGATTTTCATATCTTGAAACTTTTGCCCATAACCCATCCATCGAGCCATGTCACAATGATATTCAAATTCTTCTATACTCTTATTTACTACTTCTTCACGGTCACTTGCTAAAACTACAAACTGATCGGGGTGAAAACTTAGACGAACATCATTAGCTCTAGCAGTTTCACCAATCGTAGCAAACCAACGTTGCAAACTAGATTGTACATCACTACTATGCCAAAAGTCTTTGTACTCATCCATAGTATAAAAACTAAGCATGTCACTAGTAAGGCGCAACATACGCAATCCGGGTTCTAGTGTAGCAACTTTCTTAACTAGCGCATGAGTGTTAAGAATATTGCGTTTAGCAACATCCATAATCTTTTCTTCTACTACATCACGTTTATTACGCTTTGCCCAAGCATGAGTTGTGCCGCCTGTGTTAAGGCCTTCGGCTGAAACAATCTCACCTTTGTGATTGATTTCTGCCCATTTACAAGCAAAACCGATGCGTTTGACTGACTGATTTGTATACATAGATAGACCAAAATGATAAATAATACATACAGTGTAGCATACCTACGCAATAAAGTCAACTATTTACGGATAAAACTATGAGAGCAATTGAATTTATAACTGAAGACTGGAACAAAGTCAACCAGAAGGACAAAACATCTGGTATGAGCCGTAAAGCGGTAAAAGCATATCGTAGAGAGAATCCAGGTAGCAAATTACAAACAGCAGTTACTACCAAGCCTAGTAAACTAAAGCCAGGTAGCAAAGCTGCCAAACGCCGCAAGAGTTTTTGCGCTCGTATGAGTGGCAATAAGGGTCCTATGAAAAAGCCTAATGGTAAACCTACTCCTAAAGCATTAGCATTGCGTAGATGGAATTGCGAGAGTATAGAGCAAATGGAAGAATTAGTGATGATAGCTGAACAGAAAATTAGGGATCTTAGAAAATGAAAATCAAACATTTAATGGAGGGAACTGCCCCAAAACTACCCGGAGCCCCACGTGGTATCCAAATTATGACACCTCAGCAATTCGTTGCTAAAGCTGGTGACATGCCAGGTGAAGAAGCAGGCGAAGAAGGTGTGGCGGAAGGTGCCGATGATAAATTTAGCGGGTATGATAAAGTTGAAGAATTGGTTAATCAATATAAACTTTTTGATAAAAGAGGATGGACTGACTTGTTTTCAAGGCTCGCTGGCAGAAAACTTGAGGTCGCGGAAATTCGCCGCGAAATGGAATATGCTTCAAAATTTCTCCAATTACTTGATAGCATTAGAATGAGGTCAGACTACCGGGGACAACAAGATCCTAAAGAAGATCAAGAACTTATTGACTTATCTAACCAATGGCTTAGCCTGTTCAATAAGGCCACTGGTGAATTCAAAGGAATGAGCGACCAAGGTGTGGCGGAAGGTCTAGAACACTTAGCAAGAATTCGTAAACTATCTGGCTTGGGTGAAGCTACTGAATTGCCTGCGCCCCAACGTGATTTGGGTAGCGATGAGTTTCAAGATTATATGACACGAATCGTGGGTACTCCTGATATTGACAAGAAGACCGGCGACGTTAAAGTAGATAAAAAAGGTAATGAAAAGTATGTGTCTGGTAAGACTAAGGGTGACCGATACAAGATGCCTTACATCCATCGTTCGAGTGTCATCACATATTTAAGTCCCGATGGTAAAACCTTTGATGAAGATGCAGTTAAGAAAACATTAGCAATTCGTCCAAAAGCATTATTAAAACAAAATGAAAAGATGAAGCACTCAAACGGTGAGTTCGAACAATTCTTTAACATTGGTTTTGCGGCATTGACCGGTATCGCACTAGATGAAAAAACTAACAATCTAATCATCGTTAACACATGCCCAGGTGCCGGTTCGTGTAAAGTTGATTGTTTTGCTATGAAGGGCGGTAAAGTTCAATTCCAAGGTCCATGGCAAAGTGATGGCAGAATCTTAACATATCTATTAAATGATCCCACTGGCTTCTTCAATCAATTAAGTGCAGAGATTACAAAAGAATCAAATGCAGGTAAAAAGGGTGATAAGAAATTCCCTAATGGTTGGCAAACAACTGTTCGCTGGCATGATGCAGGTGATTTCTTCAGCCCAGAATACTTAGACCTAGCATTAAAGATGGCTGCACAGCATCCTGATGTTCAGTTCTATGCTTACACAAAAATGGCAGGTGCCGCACTAGCTAAAAAACCAGACAACTTCATTATCAACTGGAGTGAGGGTGCAAACACATCACAAGAAAAACAAGTTAAAGCACAGGATCCTAATTTAGAGAATACAAAGAATAGTCGTATTGTTCCTGATGAATTATTCCAAGATTTGTTAGTTAAGGACGAAAAGAAGAACTTAGTTAAGGGGGAAGAAGGCCAGTGGCAAGTACAACCTAACAAGTTACCTGAACTAAAACAAAGATTGGCTAGTGAGTATGGACTAAGCGTCAATTCTATTCTATCTTATGACGAATACATTGACAAGATTGTAGATAAACAATGGAAAGAATGGCTAAAGACAAATGGAATATCTATAGAAGAACTAAGAGAGTTGCCTGATTACGCAGAACAGTTAGCAATGTATAAGAATCGTTTCTTGGTAGACAAGGATGATGGAAAAGTACCACCAGTGACACCGTTAAAATACAATATTATCGTTGCTCCGGGCGAAGGTGATATCAGTGCTAAAGATCCTAGCGTTCTTGCCACTCTATTATTAAAACACTAAAATGCGTGATATCATTCAGTTACTTGAGGAGAAGAGTAAGCCTCAAGATATAGAAATCATTCAGCTTAACTTTGAGCCAAGTGAAGTAAGTCCTGTGTTGTCTGTAGATACCATTGACTTACACTATGGCAAGTTGGCACATGGCTATGCTGAACGATATAACAACAAAGAAGGTGACAGAGACTTTAATTATGCAGGTGCATTTTTACATAATACATTATTCCCTCAGTTCCGTGAAGTAATAAATACTAACAAACCAAATGGTCCTATGATGGGCTTTATCAACAAACACTTCGGCTCATATGATAGTATGAAGGATCAGTTTGAAACTGAGGCTATGAAGATTCAAGGTAGTGGTTGGATATACTTAGCAACTGATGGTAAGATCAAAACAATACCAAATCATCAAGTTCGCAATGACATATTGTTATTAGTTGACTGGTGGGAACATGCCTGGATATTAGATTATGGCTCTGACAAAAAGAAGTATCTAAAAGAACAGTGGAAAATTATCAACTGGAATGTTATTAATACACGCTGGGGAAAGAGTTTATGAGAGCAAGTGAATTTATCACCGAAGTATTTCAATCAGGCAAAAGGAACTGGGAGTGGAAGTTTCGTGGAAGTGAAGAAGCCATTGCCAATTTTACAGTAGGTGGTAGAACTTATCAATGGGTAGCTTATTCTCATGTTCGTATTAAAAATCCAACTAAGTGGGAAATTCAATTTCGTCTATTAAGAGAAGAAGATGATCCTGATGAACTAGATGTATTTGGTACAACCGGCACCGGTAACTCCGCAGAAGTATTGTCAACCGCAGTAGATATTACTCGTACATTCTTAAAAGAATATGGAGACAAAGTATTAGAGATTACATTCAATGCCAAAGAAAATAGTCGCATTGGATTGTATGCCAAGATGATTAATCGATTATTACCTGATTGGGACTTACATCAACGATATGTTAATAATAGCTATGGTATGGAATTTTATTTAACCAATCCTAGAGCATATGAGTTACATAGTCAATCTAAACAAGTAGATGAAGAAATTATTGACGAGATGCCTCTCCCGGTTGACTGGGACCCTCAACAAATGCGTCAAGGCGCAACTACATTCAAGTCAAGATTGAAATACGCATTAGATAGAGCAAAGAAATTAGGGGTAGGATCTAGTCGTGTTGCTACTACGATTGAATATCAAGGTCGTCCTACTGTTCTTAAAATTGCTAAGAATGCTAAAGGTCTAGCACAGAATAGTGTTGAAGCAGATATATTGAGTGATGGCTATGCTAGTCAAATGGGGATACTAATACCTATTATTGACTATGATACTCAGAATCGTGAACCAAGTTGGGTTCATACTGAGTTGGCTAGTAAGGTTAGTGACAAACAATTATGCTCTATTATGAAATGTGATAATCTCGGACAACTAGTAAATATGGCATGGTCTATCATTGGGAAGAAAAAATATTTAGGTGACTATCAAAGTTATATTACACACATGCGTAATAAAAACAAGAGTGAAGAAGATATTGATACCATGATTGAATATGCTAATACATTAGCAGAATTAAATAGTCAATTCGATGTTCAGTTAGATGATTTTATGCAACCAGCAAACTGGGGGATGTATCAAGGTAAACCAGTCATCGTTGATGTTGGCTTCAACAGTAACGTGATGCAACAATACTACAAGCGTTAAACTTTTAGTAGTTCTTCCATCGTATACAAGTTACGCATATAGGGTGAAACATCGTCTAACACAGAGACATCGACATCACCCTTTCTTTTTGGACCGTATACTACATCAAAGTCAACATCATTGACTTTTTGAAACAGATTCACAATCTCTTTGACAGTATAACCAACTCCGTGACCCAATGATTCAATACTATTGCTTGGCTTTTCAATTGATTGTTTCAGAGCATCGCATATTTCGTTCACATGTACATAATCACGAACACATGTGCCATCACTTGTTCTTTCATAATTAGTTCCATAGATAGTGAACGTACCAGTCTCACGTGCCTTCATTAGATTATAGAACAATCCATCGGGGTTAGTGGGTGCCACGACGGTGCTCCCGATAACATTATAAAATCTAAAGATTGTATATGGTGTTGGACGATGGGTAGTGCAAAATTCTCTAACAACATCTTCTGCGGCACGTTTACTAATACCATAAGCACTTTCACAACTAACTGCGGCGCCAGTACTTGCAAAGATAAAGTTTTTAGTTTTAATCTTATTGACTACATTCATGGTACCATTCAAGTTAGTAATATAATAACTTATTGGTTTTTGTTCACTCTCACCTACATTAACCAATGCGGCTAAATGAATTACTGCATCAAATTCAATGTCACCCGGAACCAAAAATGGTTTTCTGATATCGCATCTGTAAAATTCATTTAATGGAACACACGGGTCTACCATATCTAAACCGTGAACCTCGTATTGTTCACCTAGCATTTCACATAAATGTGATCCAATATAGCCTGAACTACCTGTAATTAAAATCTTTTTCATAATCCTTCAAACAAGCTTAAGCCTGCTTCTTCCTCTACTGGTTTAAATGTTGGGTCTTTGCTTAAATATGTGTCATTATCCGTATACCATACTGTAATAAACTTATACTTATTTGCCAACACAGACTCAAAATCTTCACGTGCCAAATGTTTACGATTCAATTCAGTAATATAATCTCTATACTTAACTGTTTCATAGGTGTTAATCTTTGCCGCACTTGTATTACTCTGTTTCCCTACAAAGTCATCTAAGAATTTAATCCAACCATGTGATACTTCATCATCTAAATCACATACATAATCTAATGCTTCTGCTGATTGCAAGTCACAATATATGTCTACAATAGTTTCTGCGGCATCTTTAATGTTGACTTTGTGAAAGTATTTTTCATTAAAGTTATCTGACCAATCTTGATTATCAAGAACTACACAGGGCATGTGACCTAGACATTCTAAGAATGCAAAGGGATAGTTTTCACGCAAGCTAGGCATGAAGAATACACCACTACTGCGAATGAAATCTACTTTTTCTTGCCCAGTAATGCCAGCTTTGATTTCGTAATCTTTGATACCTGCATCTATAAAAGCCTTCTCAAACTTCTTAGCACCATTGCTGTTAGTCATTACTTTACATGGTAACTTACATTCTTTCATTACACGGATGTATGCTTCGGGATTCTTACCCTCTTCCCATCGTCCTATGAACAATACACCTTTATGAGATCCAGTATATAGTTCTAGTAAACCACGCTCACTCATTGGCATACGTAGCAAGTGACAATTAGTTGCACCAAACTTAGTAAGTTCATCAATGTTCTTTTGACTTTGTGTGCCGATTATAATATCACTAAACTCCATATGTTTATTATAGAAGTTATGATAGCTGTCTAAGAACACATCACTACCTTGACTTTCACGGAAAATCATACTATGTAAATGAGTGTAGAATACAACAGGGATATACCTGTTGACTGTCATTGCATAGATTGCGGTCATCGCTTCCTGTGTGTTACATACAATCATATCATAAACATTCGTTTCAAATGCTTTTAATATCGCCTTACGAAAGTTAATAATCTTCTCAAAGTTAATCGTATCACTAAATGCAAACGTAGCAGTGTGGTCACTATATTTTAATGGTTCATCTGGATAAACAATGTTAGCACCGGCACCTTCGATTACTTCATTGAATGTACCAGTGGGTTGTTTATCTAAGATGATATCGACTTTCCAATTCAATCTTCCACACATCTCTGTAAAACTTTTACAGAAACTTCCGATTCCGCCATGGGGAATAAAGTGCTGGTCACTAATTAAAAAAGCGATTCGTTTGTTGTATAATTTCATGTTTATTGTGTTATGTATACAGCAGTATATAATATAAAGCGTGGTTTGTCAATGTTTCTTATCCCATGTACTGACCCATGCGTATTAAAAAATGCTGTACCAGTATTTAAGGTACCTGAACCTGCATAATATGGGTATTCTTTACTAGGAGAATAGAACTCTGTACCCACATCACCGTTCTCAGTTAGATTAATGATAGTCTGTACCATGATATGATAATTATCAATATGGGGAGACATTTCAAATCCTGGCATATCTTTATAGATAGTAGGAGGGAATGTTGAATTCTTTAGATAATGTTCTTTACCTTTGTACCAATAGTGACCTACTGTATGCTCGTTAGCTCTATATGATTCTTCAATAAACTTGTCTTTTAATGTACTGAACTCACTTATAAAGTTGTTTAGTAGTTTACTAGTATGGTTATAACGACAACGTAAATTTTTATGATGAGATTCAGGTATCCATATATCATCACGATTTAATTCTTGTTCTAATTCAACTTGATTGTGTGAATGTGTTAACTTTAACTGCCACATTAGTATAGGTTGAACTTTGTGAATATCATCCTCTAGATATTCATCATATATTTTAGTTTGTGTTATCTCCATTCTTTGCTCCAAGTGGGTAGATAGATAG